TAGACGTTCAGCCCGCGAACAATGTCAGCGAACTTGGTCTGGTGCCTCAGCGCCTCAAGGGACTGAATTTGGTTGACATAGGCAACCATGTCCTGGTGGTAGCCCACAGCGGCAGGCGTACCCGCGGCAGAGAGCAAAGGGGACTCAATTACTGTAAACCCGTAAAGACGCCCAATCACACCATTGCGCAACGTGTCATCTGTTCCCGCAATGCTTGAGTCATCCAAAGCTTGAATGAGCAAGTCAGTGAAATCAGGGTTGACAATCAAGAAACGGTTGCCGGTTGGCACCTTAGCGTTTGCCATGAGCCGGCGAATGTCGCGCACCGCGGTCTTAGCTTTGGCCGCCGTGTCTACCTCAACATCGTCAGGGTTGCCGTCAGTCCCACCAGAAACCATGAGGTCAACAACATAGTTTTCAGCATCCTCAGCGAGTGCTTTCCCCGCGGAATCAACCCATGCCTGGAACCCGTTGCCCGCCTGAACTTTATTGACGTCATCCACGTTCACAGAGAACGCTTTTTCTTGGTCAATGAGCAGGTTGACTTCAGTATCCGCCAACGCTTCAGGGTTGATAACGCGGCTGGCCGCGGCGTAGTCCGTGATGGTGGGCGTGGTTGCGTTGATAATGTGAACTTTGTTACCAGGAGCAACCGCGTCAGTGTACTGAGTACGCAACGTGGGGATTACCACCTGTTGTGAAATGAAAGACTGGGTTACACCAGCCGCCCAAATTTCTGGAATAAATTGGTCAATAGCCATGTTGAGCTACCTTTCTTTGGGGTGTCTTATTTCCCCATCATTTGGTCGAGGCGGCCACTTTTGTGGGCCTCTGTGATTTCCGCTGGTGACATATTCTTGAATTCTTCTCTGGAAGTGATTTGTGCCAAATCAGAACTCTTGCCTCTACTGCCTTGCCCCATGTCAGGGCTTGCCAGCGCCGTTTTAGTGCTATGAGCCTCAACCCATGCCGCGATTGCATCAGAATCCACCTCGCCACCGTCAGTGATGAAAGAACTCTTATCGAACTCAAGCAATGCGTTACCATCCAGAGAACGGCCACTCAGACTGGATTTGAACTCTGCATCAACTAATTTGCTCGCAAACTCCACGCGAACAGCCAGGCGGGTTTCATCTTTTGCAGACTCCACCAGCCGTTCCTGATCCGTCAGTTGCGTTCTTTTTAGCTGATCCAAGTCCTTCACGGCCTGGTCATTGGCTTTTGCTTGCTTCTCATTCTTCTGGCTGAGAGCTTTCCATTTGGCCGCCTCTGCCATTGCCTCGGCAACTGTAGGTTCAGCTTTCTCCCCACCGTCTTGGTTCTCTGCCCCTTTGTCATCAGGCGCTTCACCTTCAGGGGGTGTGCCGTCTGCGGGGTTTGGTGTGCTTTCTACGGTCATGTGTTGTTACCTCCACGTTTCGTTTACGGTTTGGCGCGTTTCGCGCCTTCTCACCAGTCAAGGTGAAAATCTAGAGGGCTGTGTCTAACGCCCCAGGTATCTCAGACGGTCCAGTGAAATGCTGATTTCGCCACGTCAACGTTGGCCCATACTCGCCATGTTCACGCACAGCAATAATTTCTGTTAGGTCAGACAACCGGGTGCCATCCTCATACTGAACCAGTTTGCCAATCCCGGCATCCCTCGCGCCACGATCAGTCACCCCTAACTGTTTAGACAAAGCTTCATGCATACTGTCCAAACCTTCAGGGTCAATCACCTGGCCGGGGTCAAAACTGCCGTATATGGCTTCCTCCCCACAATCACACCCAGGGTGAATGGGTTTGAGCTGGTCACGGGTGTACCGCTGTGTGGAAGCAATCGCACACAAAGAACAATTCTCTGTGCCACTCAACACGCGCCTGTACCCCACAATGTTGCTATTGCCCTGGCGTTGCTTCAGCCCCGCCGCCCTGGTAGCAAGTTGCACATCACTAGAGGCAATGCTGAACGCTCTCGCCGCGCCCTCGCGCACCGCCGCGCCCACCTGTTTGTTCTGTGACAATGCCGTGTAGGTACTCACAAAAGGTCTGCGATACACCTCAGTCTGAGTAGCCCCATTGCGCAAAACGGTGTCAGTCAAATCAGTGGAGCGCACAGAAACCGGCGCAAACTTTACCCCGTTAGATTTTGCCACCTCAGCGTAGTAAGCGGCCTGCAACTGGGCGGCCCGCAATTTCACGCCAGCCATCTGCGGATCCAACAATGCCACATATCGGGCGTGGTCAGAATCCCGCCAAGAGCCTAATTGTGTGAAAAGGTTTGCGGCCAAATTCCCGGCCCCACGAATGAGCTTGGTGTTCAACCTGGTGTAGCCATCCCTCAATTGTGGAAGGTCAACCATCAGCTACAGGGGCCGCCACAGTGGGAGTGGGTGCCAACAAAGCTTCAGTCAATAGTGCCTCGCCAGCACGCTGAGATTCCATGTCATCAATTTCACTCCCAGAAAACTGCCCAATAAGGTTCATTCTGGACCGGAAAGGCATATCAGCAAACTTAGAATTAGCATCCGCACGTTCTGAAAGACTGTACCGTTCTGGCGCATACCAAAGTGGCTCCAAGTCAATAAGTTTCGCCCGCACATCGTCACCCATCCACAAAAACATTAGGGACATGACTTTGGACCAGCTAGGCGTTGCCCGGTCAATACGGTTCTGGGTTTTGAAAACCAAACCCTCACGCGCTAACGCGGCACCCTCAGCACTACCATTAGCGCCCTCTGGCATCAAATAGTGCATGGGTGTTCTCGTAACCCCAGCCAAGTCTTGAATATCGGCACGCACCCCAGCCAGAATTCCTAAAATGTCAGCCTGGCCCAGCTCAGAAACTTCAGCACCCTCTGGAATCATCCACAAAGAACCCGCTGAAGAATCAAACACGCCTTCATAGTCAATCTCATTGCCTTCAGAATCATGGGTGGGAAAATCGCCCTTGAGCACACGTTGCCTGAATGCCTGAGTGGTCACGATGACCAAACGTTGCAAAATCATGTGGTTGATCCGGTCCAGCAAATCTGTGTGCTTTTGGTACTCGCCAGCGGAATCTTTATTGGTAAATTTCACCACAGGCATTTGGCCCAGAACGTTCTCCCTCAAACCGTCAGGGAGCAACGCCCAGCCATCAGATTTGTAAACCCCACCGTGGCCTGAGCTTGTGGGCTTTCTGTACACCTCAATGGTTTCTGGGTAATAAAAATATGCGTAGTGAAAGTCATCTTCACTAAACACCTTGATTGCCGCCGTCACCTTGTTAGCGTTTGTGGGGCTGGTGGCCGCGTACACCTGGCGCGGATCCTCGACAGTCACCACAGGGTATTCTTCTCCCTCTGGCTTGCCCACGATGGCGTAGGCGGTGCCAAATTTTAGGAGCATGGTGTGAAGGTCTGATGATCCCACAGCAAGGTTGCTGGCTTTCCACAGGCTACGGGCTTCCTTGTCCCCATTTTCATCATCGTCAGCGCCGGTACGAAACCCGCCAATGCGCATACGTTCTTCTATGGCCGAAACAACCATTTCCGCCATGTTCAAACGGGCTTTGCGCTGGAACGCGCTGAACGCCTTATTCTGCCCTTTTGCGCCTTCAGGCAAAGGGGCATCCCCACTGTGGTAACGCTCCAAAACGTTTAGCTCGCCCTGCAATTTTGACAGAGCCTTAAACATTTTCAACTGACCAGGACTGAACTCGGTAGCCATAAAATTCTCCTAACGAATACGGCGGGGCACGAATGTGTTTTTTGTGGCCTCCCCTTTAGACAAAGCTTGCAACCTCGCCTGGAACGCCAGAACTGCGCTCACCGCGCCGTCAATCTTGTTCCTGGAATCAGGGTGTTCTTTGGAAATGCTCATACCAGAACGGCCAACACGTCTGCGGGCGTTCAAAATGTGCCGGGTCAACGCCAGTGAACCATCATGGGTTAGCTCCCCATCAATCACAGCGTCTTGGAACTGTTGCACCGCACGCACCACCAAATGTGACCTGTTGCCAGTCATCCACCATTCAATAGGGTGGGACAGGCTCGCCTTCACTTTATATTTGCGGCCAAAGTCTGATTCCCACTGGGCAATGTATGACTCCCACTTGGCAGGATCCGCAAACATTCCCACAACCTTGTAAGTTTCATGGGCTTTGCGAACCTCAAAGTCAACTTCAGCAACAGGCACTTCCCAGTCCTCGCCGCGGGGGCCGTCTGGTTGCTCCCAAATGCGAACCTCAAAAACATGACCATCTGAAACACGGCATCCCACCAGGGCTGTGGCGTCTGTCACGCCCTTAGAACGTTTGCGTGAGCCGTCAAAGCCCAAAGTGATTTCTTCACCGTTGGCAATTTCCAGCGGCTTATAGCGGGCGGTCCACTCAGGGGCAGACAAAAACGCATCTTTGGCGCTAGTGGGCTGGTTGAAATAGTAGCGGCGGGAATCCTCTGGCTCATTCCGGGGGTCATAAATTTCAGACACAATGCGGTCCAAATCCATGACGTCAGC